TCGATAACAAAATTTATATAATGTACAGTGGTGGTGTTGATAGTTCAACAGCCGTTCTTGCATTTCTAATGTCTTGGAATAAACAAGAATTACAAAGAGTTTATATATTGTGCTCAACTAAAAGTGTAAAAGAATTTCCGGAAATGTGGTCTGTAATCGCAAATGAATTTAAAGGTAGAATAAAAACATCATACAAACATGTTGAGAACTCTCTTAGAGATGGATATGTTATAACTGGTGAACATGGTGACCAAATATTTGGTAGTGATGTTTTAAAAAAGGTTTGTTACATATATGGTGATGAGGGAATCCAAAAACCCTGGCAATGTTGTATGCCAGAAGTTTATTCTTTTTTATTTGGAAAAGAAATTTCTGAAAGGTTTATAGATAAATATAAACAAACACTGAAATATTGCCCGTTTCCAATCAAAACTAATTTTGATTGGGTTTGGTGGTTTAATTTTACTAATAAATGGCAACATGTTAAATATAGAATGTTAACATATAAGCCATGGCTAGACCAAAAGAATAATTTTGTAAAAATACATCATTTTTTTGATACACCAGAATGGCAGAAATGGAGTATCGATAATCATGATTTAAAGATACAAAAAACAATGGAATCATACAAGTTTGCAGCAAAAGAGTTCATTGTTAACAATACTGGATTTACTGACTATTTTAAAAAACCTAAAATTGGCAGTCTTAGATCTTTATGGTTAAATATAGGATTTTATGATGCAATTGATGCGGATTTAAATTATATTAGTGCAGCTAAAGCAATGGAATATATCAATGAATGTATATAAATTAGGATCGGAAAAATTCTTATATATTTACCAATCAAGAATAGTAAGAATAGTAGAGCCTGGTAAAAATTTTATTCCAGCAAATCTAACAAATGTTAGTGTGATGATAATATATCATGACATACCAGATTATGTGTTGAATAATCACTATTCATATTCATTTTCTATGAAAGATAACTTTTATTTGCAGCCAGATATCTTGACAGAAGATAATATAAAAATATTTAATAATGTTAATATAAAACTTAACATTATAGAAAATTTCATAAGAGCAACAAATATTCTTAAAAAGAGTATTAAGATAGATGATCTTTATAGAGATTTATTTGATTCTATTGTTAGTGATCAAATAAATGAGTTTAAAAAAACTGGTGAAGTTGGCAATTTGTTGGAAACTTTAAAGTATATTTTAAAATTTAATGACATTCAATCATTAATTTCATATATTGAATTACAGAGAGAAGATATCAGTGAGATATTTTCATACATTCTACTAAAAAGGAAAGAACTCAATGATTTACTAAATGAAAATAAATTTCTTGAAGCTGATAAGATTGTTTGGGAAGTATACAATAAATTAAAAATATAGGATCCATAAAATGTTAGTTTCAAAAAATGATAAAAATATCAATGTATTTGACAAAAGAGATTCAATGTATCCATCATATGGTTTGTTGATTGGTAATGAACATTTTGTTAAGGCAAGTGAAATTGGTTGGGCTACTATGTTTGGTTATTCAGAATTTACCTGTCAAATACAAATAGGAGAAACTGTACACCATCTCGGAAAAAACAATTATTTTTCCTTAGTAACAAAAAATAATGATGTTCTTTTTAAACCTATTAGTAATAGTATTATTTTTGTTGTGTTTAGACTTGGTTTCATTGGTGTAAATTTGGTTGGAGAACTTGATGTAGAAAAACCAGGAAAATTGTCATATATTGATGGCTGTTCTGATTCAATGTTGGTTTACCCACCTAGATTTGGCGACCCAAATCTAAATTACCTTCATTTTCCAAAAAATATTGACCAAACAAAACATACTCATCCAAGCATACGTATTGGCTATATTGTAAGTGGAAATGGTAAAGCTGAAACAACAAAATCCTTAAAATTAAAACCCGGAACAATGTTTTGTTTGGAAGAACATGAGTTACATAAATTCAAAACAGAAAATTCTGAAATGAAGCTTGTTGTTTATCATCCAGATAGTGATTGGGGGCCAACCGATCAAAATCATACGATGTTGAATAGAACATATATTAAGTGATTATTCGGTGATATGATGGAACTTGTAAAATATGATGACCCTATTCTTAAATCACCTTGTTCTGATTTTGATTTTAGGAATCCCCTTTTCGATCCTATTGAATTCGCCAAAGAACTTGTCAAATATATGTATGAATGGAATGGTTTGGGGCTTGCTGCCAATCAGGTGGGAGTACCTTATCGTATATTTGCTATGCGTGGTCAACCTGAGAACTTTGTTTGTTTTAATCCGAGAATTGTACAACCATCTGAAGCAATTGTGGCTCTTGAAGAGGGTTGTTTGACATATCCTGGGTTGATTGTTAAGATAAAGAGACCACAACATATTCGTGTTCGTTTTCAAACACCAAATGGCGAGACATTGACAAAGCAATTCACTGGTATGACTGCTCGCGTATTTCAGCACGAGATGGATCATTTGAATGGTGAGGTTTACTTTAACAAAGCTTCGAGGTATCATAGAGATAAGGCTCTAGAGAAGTGGAGAAATAAGTGAACATATTTTATATCGATGAATCGCCTGTGCAAGCTGCTCAGTGGATGGTCGACCGCCATGTAGTCAAGATGATCCTTGAATCAGCGCAGCTGCTATCGACTGCGCATAGACTGCTTGATGGTGAAGAGTTTATCGGTAAGACTAAGACTGGTCGCAAGGCTAAACGCTGGAAGCTTTATGACAGTCGCGAAGATGTGTTGTATCAGGCGACACATATCAATCATCCTTCCGCTGTTTGGTGTCGCAAATCTGTTGAGAACTACAACTGGCTAGCAGATCATTTGCATGCCTTGCTGCAGGAGTATACTCATCGCTACGGTAAGAAGCATAAGGTCGAAGGCGACCTATCATATATGCTTATGTCTCCACCTAAAAATCTGCAGGAATACGATATGACAACTATGCCATCAGCTATGGCTGATGAATATAAGATCAGTGACGACCCCATCATCAACTATCGTAATTATTACCAAAATGGGAAAGCCAGTTTGCATTCCTGGAAGAACCGTCAACCACCGGAGTGGATAAAGTAATATCATGATTTCTAAGGAGATAGATAATGATTGATAATTATCGTTTTACTGTAACCTGTTTAACAATAGGTTTTGTTATATCTGTTATTTTTGGCACAATTTATTATTCAGTAAAAACATCAAATGACCAATATCATGTGGCATATGAAAAATGCATTTCAGCCGATGGTAGCTGGGTACCAACAACTGCTTATTCAGCCGTTTGTATAAGGAAATAATCTAATGACTATGTTTACTGATGTAGAGGAATTCCATAAGGCGTTCAATCTTTCTATTAGAAAGAAGCCTGAATTGCCTGATATGAAGGAACGTGAATTGCGCGGAAAGCTTTTAACAGAAGAGTTCCGTGAATATATTGACGCTGAATACGCTAATGATCTTGTTGAAATCGCTGACGCTCTTGCGGATATTATCTATATCGCCTGTGGTACTGCATTGTCTTATGGTATTCCTCTTGATGAGGTATTCAAGGAAGTTCATCGTTCAAATATGGCGAAGCTTGGACCTGATGGAAACCCCATTTATCGTGAAGATGGAAAAGTCATAAAACCTGTTGATTGGGTCGCCCCTGATATTAGAGGCGTATTATTTAAGTAACACTAAAAGTTATATTTACAAATTTCTCAATATACGCTATTATAGTCGTATATATACGATATACGATTTTTTGAGGAGAAACAAATGACCAAAGTTTTGATTAGAAAAAAGATTGACTCTGAAGAAACACTTGGTACATTCATTACTTGTAAGCAATATACTGATCTTGTTGTTACTGATGATTGTGATTTGTATGCGCAGGATACATTTAATCCAAAACTTACTGATGAAAGTAATGTTATCTTCAGGTATCGCAAGAATGTGTTCAGTCATGAAGAGCGTCGACTTTGTTACCATGGTCTAAGAGAAGCTGCTACTGAATCTCAAAATCGTGGACTGGCTGCTGGGCCACGTGGTGAACAACTTGGTCAAGAAGGTCGTGGTAATCGCGATTGGGTAACATCTGAACATCTAGATGTTTTATCATTTCTCGCTCGTCCAATCAATGCTATTGATGATGGTGTAACACTGGAAGATGTGCGCGCGAATGCGCGTAATCATAAGGAAAAGGATGAGACGCGTGGTCAAGTTTGGCTTAGATCGGCAGTAACAAAAAAGTATCCTGAGTATCACGGATGGTTTGATAAGTGGTTAGCTGGGCTTCATAATATGTCACGTGAAGATCAGCAAAAAGAAGCGCAGTATATAATTGATAATTACATCTCAGACACAAACTATGCACAATCTGTTATGTCTGGTATTGCTGGTTACTATGATCGTTATCCACGTATCCCATATGGGCGTATGACTGCCTACACTGAGAAGAATTTTGAGAAGTTTACAAATTGCTATCCATTTTTGCGTAAGCTAAACAGTCAGTTCAAAAAGCTTCTTCCTGTTCGTTGGAATAAACAGAAAGAATCTGCTGATAAACTTGATCCTCGTTTCTTGATTGATGATACTGTTTTTACTACATTGACAGTTAATCACAACTGGCGTACAGCATGCCATCGCGATGCTGGCGATCTTCATGAAGGTTTCTCTAATATCTGTGGCCTTGGTAAGGGATGGAAGGGTGGAGAATTTATTCTTCCTGAATATCGCATCGCTATTCGTCTTGAACCAGGTGATATGTTGTTGGTAAATAATCATGCTGGTATTCATGGTAATGATGAATTGCTTGGTGACGACAATGATCGTATGACTATTGTTGCATACTTCCGCGAGAAGATGTTAGAATTGAAGTCTTGGGATTATGAGTTGCTGCGTAAGCAATACATTGAAGAACGCCGTGCCAATAAGAGTCATAAATACCAACGTCCACTATGGAATGGTGTCAATACAGATATGTGGCACGAGCAGGAGTGGTATGACTATATGAAGAAGCACAATATGGAAGATCCATATGCTTCTGAGAAACCAGTTGATTTGGAGGATTTCTTTGCATGATTGACTACAAGATAGCTATACCATCGTATAAGCGACCTGAAACTATCAAGAAAAAAACACTAAAGGTTCTTGAGAGTTATAACATTGACCCATCAAGAATAACAATATTCGTTGCTGATGAGAGCGAATATGAAGCTTATAAGTTTTCTCTAAAAGATACACCCTACCAAAATATTGTTGTCGGTGTTCCAACTATTGGTGCACAACGTAACTTCATTGAACGTTGGTATCCTGAAGGAACCAAGCTAATGATGTTTGATGATGATATTGAAGAAGTACAGAAGAAAATTAGTGAACAAAAGCTAGGTAGAATTGACAATTTAGAAGAAGAGGTTATAATAAAAGGATTCGAAGAGTGCGAAAAGGTTGGAGCTAAGACCTTTGGTATCTATGCTGCTTCTAATGCATATTTTATGAAAGAACGTGTTTATACCAAGCTTTGTTACATTATTGCATCAATGTTTGGTGTTATTGTTGAACACCACGATGATCTTATTCGTGTAACCAATCACGGCGAAGATTATGAGTATTCCATTCGCCAGTATGTCCGTAATGGCGCAGTAGTTAGATTTGACAATTATACAGTGAAGTCTAATTACTACAAGGAAGATGGTGGTTTACAGACAATTCGTACTAAGGAATATGTGCACGAATCAATCAAGAAGATTGCAGAAATGTACCCTGATTTGTGTACAATGTACATCCGTGAAACAACAGGTATGGCTGAGTTACGATTGAAGGATAATCGTAAAGAAGCTACAGCTAGCCTTGAATCTTTCTTTGAATAAAGGATAATAATGACAAAGAAAATTGCATATAAGTATGCTGAAGATAAGATTATGATTGATCTTCATGCCTATATAGATAGTACGTATAATCAACACTATCAGACAGAGAACAACGTCCAATGTTTCGATGCTTGGATTGCTCTTGACGATGCTACTCCTACTTTTCGTAACACAGCGCTAAAATATCTTTGGCGCTATGGTAAGAAGAATGGCAACAACAAAGATGATCTAATGAAAGTGTTTCATTATACATTGATGTGTCTCTTTAACGATCATTACAAGGTGAAGAAATAATGAATTTAAAAACTATTGAAGAACATAATGAATTAGTTTTTAAAAAAAATATAGATAAATATTCTACAGGCGTACAATGTCCTAATTGTGTTAATGAACTTAAATATATAAATGATATAATGTTGCTATCAAATCCACCACAAAAAGAAGTAAAGTGCTTTAATTGTAATTATACTACAAGAATTTTCGTTTAAAAAAGGTGAAAAAATAATGGAAATAAAAATTGACGT